CATAAAGTCTATAGTCGGCTTAAAACATACTTATTTACATGGTACTGGTGAAGCAAAAGATTATTACGAGCATGGAAGACAAACTGAAAAATCAGACCCAAATCTGAAAGATATTCTTAATAAATCTAACCTAATGAACATTGATTATTTGACAAGAAAATGGGGTATTGGTTGGAGAAATGTACAACCGAACGCAACACCTTTTGAAAGTGAAAAAGTTGATATTAGTTACTCATTGTACGATCTAGATTTTGTTAGAAAAAAACATACAGGCTTTTAATTTACTCATAACTAAAAGGTAGCTCAACATGGAAGTAATATTACTAAGTGAGATAGACGTAAATACAGATCAACATACATTCTTTTTTCAGAAAGAATGGGTGAAGTCACCTTTTATAATAGAAACCAAATGCAGAGATGAACAAGAGACTATAGATGATACTGATAAATGTGCGTGAATTGGCCGTAGGGCGCTATGTAGAGGCTTTGGGCAAGTAACCCACACGACAGGCAACATGATGTCACATAAGGACACATTTGAAAGGATTTAAAAATGAATACCATCAACGAAATACAAAGATGTGCAAAACATATTATTTCCATCTAAATTCAAAGTTTTTTCTCTAACGACATTCAATACAGCTGATATGTTTGAAAGAATTAACGTATCATTAGAAGCACATATTATTTGTAAAGTTTAACCATTTTAAAAACGGTTTTTAATTTTTCCTTGTTAATTTTACTAGTTAGCGTATTTTTTAATCCTTGGTGTAGAGGTTTTGGCCAATTACCAAAGCTTACCCATGCATATCCATCGTGTTCATCATTTAATACTGGAATAAATTCTTTTTCAACTACACACAAATATGTATGAAAATTAAAGTGATCGTCGTTGCTTACAAATGTTTCTAACGGAATAGTTTTTTTAATCTCGGGTAAGCTTCCAATTTCTTCTTTTATTTCGCGTCTAAGGCCTTCCCATGGAGTTTCTATTCCTTCGTTAGTTCCGCCTACTATTCCCCACACATTACTTTGCTTGCTTTGTGTTCGATGTAACAATAATAAACGACTCGTATCTAGCGCATAAAACAACGCTCCACTGCAAATAATTTTCTTCATACAAGTAATTATGCGTCTAAATAGATCATCCATGTACCTTCTGAGTATTCGCCTTCGTATGCTTTGATCCACATTTCTCCAGTCCACTTATACTGCACACCAGTATTTAAATTACTGATATATACAATATCGGAAGTAGCACTAGCATCAAATATTATATTCCACTTAGAGCCGTCCCATTCGATGATATCGTTTGCGTCAGCCACAAAATCTTGGCCAAGTAATGATTTCCATGCGTACGGACCATCTGTGTTTATTTCGTCTCCGACATCGGTTAAGATTAATAATCTTAACCCAGATACTTTGTATTCTTCTGGGTTCCATCGAGATGGATCTATAATAAAATCTAACGTACTCCAACTGTTTGGATTTCTTGCTGGTCCTTCTAAGATATCACTAGAAGGTAATGTATCTGTATCCCAGTTAATAGATAATTGCGTTTCGTTTATTAGATTTAACGAAATAGTGCCGATTGTATAATTTGTACTATCAGCTTGGCGTAAGCGTATTTGACTTATGTCAGCCTTGTATGTTCCAGGATATGCTTCCAGCAAAGCTCTCCAAGATACTTGACCTATTGTGTTTTGATAAACTATTTTAGCTGTATTGCCTTCTATATACACACCATAATTTTTAAAAGTTTCGATTAACGTAACTCTAGACGAATTTATTGCATCGATTTGAGTTTTAGATGATATTATTCCAGTATCAACAACCAATCCGCTTGATGTTATTCCGCCGTCGATTGTGGTTGTTTTTTCAACAGGCGGAGGATTACTATCGTATTCGTTGATTGTTGGTCTTGATAATCCTAAATCAATGGTGCCCTTTTCTTCGTTAAAAATATTTGTAATAATACTAGTGATAACTCCTAATCTTTTTACCTTTGCAGGAGGACTAATATAAATTGGAGTACTAAATGCCAGTGTGGCAATATCGATCTCGGTCTCAACACCCACTGGAATACTGCGATTACTGAATTCAGTTCTTTCTAAGTTTACTGTGGTTAAACTTGTCCAATCAATATAGTTATCTGTGGTTTGTATTTCTAGGCTTGGATTAAACAGCATTAAAATTTGTTCTAATATTTGCAGTTTTTGATCTGTATTGCTGCTCCAAATGTCGACATTCACTGTTAGTGTGTAAGGAGTTGGCATCAGGCGTTCAACAGTATAATTTTTGCCCTGTTCATTTAAATATTCCTGACCATCAACATCGAACGCACGTTCCCTTAGGTGTACTTTGTTGACATAACTACTATCGCCAGTACGAGTTCTGTCCATTTCCAAACCAGTAACATATACTGCCATCCGTGGAGCACTGGGCAATTTGTTTTCACTGTTGTCGCGCATAATACTTGCAACCTGACGGGTTAGGTCACCGTAGCTAACAGGTACTTGACGCAAATTACCGTCGCCGTCTTTGTAACTAAAATTACTCATTAATCTAACAATTTGTGTGATGTAACGTCTTATCTGACCGTCATAAAAATGCTGAGCCATTAATTATCTGCCTTTGGTCTAAGTGCTTTCGACAAGCTTTGTCTTTCTTCAACTTGATCTCCGCCGATAGTATTAACAGTAGCATTGTTGATAAACGTGCCTTTTTGAGTAGCTCTTGTGTCGGTATTACTCAATGTTTGTCTTACATTATCTTCCACTTTGATCCATCTTGTTCCGCTAAATCTAAAAAGTCTATTTGGCATAAAATCAGTTCTTAGGTAATAATCGCCTTCTGTGTTGTCCATTGGAAATGATATGCCACTGCCAAATGCTTCTCCGTTTGGAGGCAATCCGTCTCCTAATAGATATCCATCGTATCCTGCACGTTCAGGCGATTTGGTAATCCTGTCTGCTAATATTCCTGAACTTGCATCAATTGTTGACAAATCTGTGGTTATTAATTCTGGATTTCCGTTTTCATCTACTTGCAATGTGTACAAATGATTGATATTGTATCCGCTTTTTCCTGCATCTGCCTCTGCTTGGGCAATAACTGCATTATTAATTTGCATGTCTTTTTCGTATGTGCTTAATAAATCTCTAAGTGTACTGCCGGCATCGTCACCGGCAGGCAAGTCAAGTATGTCTTTGTATTCTTGGCTGTCGATGATCTGTTTTAACTTGATTCTATACAGATGCGGAAACCAAGTTTGACTAAACCCTTCTGCTGCTCTTGTAACGTCTTCAACAACATAAAATCTTTTCAATGCAACATTATAATCATTCAATGCATATTCGTCAATCAGATGGGGTAATTCGATAACATCACCACTTATAATTTTTCTACCCAGTGTCTTTACACTTGAATTAATGTGTATTGTCATAAACAACGTGTCGTTACTTAAAAATAAACCAAATTGGCTTAGGTTAAAATCGTTATCACTAACATTATATACGCCTCTAATGGTGTAAATGTCTTGATCATATTTTCTATCTCTGTTTTCTAGGAACAACATGTCTTGTATATTTGTTTCTTTAACAACATCATATTGAGGTTGATCAGCTGTTGCATCTTCGCTGCTAGGATTTTTTGGTCCTAAATATTTGTGAATAAACACATCAGTTCCACCAACACTAAATTGTTCGTAGACGACTCTGTCTATAAATTCGTAATCGGCTGTTTTATTTGGTCTATATAAACTAAGTCTTGGCATACTAATATTTAGCATAAATACATTTGGAGAACAATTATGGCCGATAACGAATTAGTAACAAAAAAACAAGAAGTATTTAATTATGTTCACGCATTCCTTGGCGGCGGTATGGTAGATGTTGAATTAGATCCGATACATTACGAAACTGCATTAACCAAAGCATTAACCCGTTACCGTATGCGCAGTGATCATAGTGTTGAGGAAAGTTATGTTACTCTTCCTTTGGTAAAAGATCAAAACGATTATATAATGCCAGCAGAAATAACCGAAGTCCGTCAAATTTTTAGACGCAGTGTAGGAAGTAGAAGTGGCGGAGGCGATGGCGGAACATTGTACGAACCTTTTAACCTTGCATACACTAATACCTATTTGTTAGCCGGTAGCGGCATGGGTGGCCTGGCAACTTATGAATTGTTTGCCGGCCAACAAGAATTAGTAGGACGTATGTTTGGTAGCTTTATTGAGTTTACATGGAATAGCACTACTAAACGATTAACTATATTGCAAAGACCAAGAGGTGCCGAAGAAGTACTGTTGTTCTGTTATAATTATCGTCCTGATTCACAATTGTTATCTGACTATCAAGCCAAGCAGTGGATTAAAGATTATACTCTTGCTGCCTGCAAATATATGCTAGGCGAAGCAAGAGAAAAGTTTGCTACTATTGCAGGCCCGCAAGGCGGCACAACTCTAAATGGATCTAGTCTAAAAGCAGAAGCTCAACAGGAGATGGAAAAACTCGAAGTCGAAGTTTCGATGGCAGTAGCTGGTGGAACTGGTTACGGATTCTTAATAGGATAACAGTTGACATCAATTACTTTTTATTGTATAATAGTAAAAAGAGGTAATGATGAAGAAAAAGTTATTGATAATAGGCCACGGTAGACACGGTAAAGACACAGTATGTGAAATGCTCAGAGACAAATACAATTATAGTTTTGAATCAAGCAGCAAGTTTTGTTCAACACTTTTTATATACGATCAATTAAAGGATCAGTACGGATACGCTGACGAAGAATCATGCTATGACGACCGTCATAATCATAGAGCAGAATGGTACGATGCTATCTGCACCTACAATGTTCCAGACCCGAGTCGCCTGGGCAGAGAGATTTTCAAAGCACACGACATCTACTGTGGATTGCGTAACAAACGTGAATTCTTTGCTATGAAGAACACAGGCGTTTTTGATTACGCAATTTGGGTAGATAGAACAGATCATTTACCAACAGAAGATCCTAGCAGTATGAGTCTTGAACAGTGGATGGCAGATTTTACCATTGACAACAACGGCACATTAGCTGATCTAGAATTCAATACTTCAGAATTATTGAATTATATACACAGTTAACCCCTTAAAACCCCCTTTTTCTCTTAGGTTGAGCTAAATACTATGAGCAACAACTTATCCACAAGGAGAAAAATAACATGGCATTAGTATCACCAGGTGTACAAGTTTCAGTAATTGATGAGAGTTTTTACACTCCAGCTGAACCAGGTACAACCCCGATTATATTTGTAGCAACAAAAGAAAATAAAACAAATCCGGGCGGAACTGGAATTGCAACCGGTACTCTAGCAGCAAACGCCGGCAAAGTGTACTTAGTTAGTTCACAGCGCGAACTTGCAGAAACGTTTGGAGATCCTGTGTTTTACACAGATGCAAACAACAACCCAATACACGGCGGCGAGCAAAACGAATATGGTTTACAAGCAGCATACAGTTTTCTGGGCGTAGCAAATAGAGCATACGTAGTACGTGCAGATGTTGATTTAGCCGCAATAACCGCAAGTGCAACCCCAACTGCTGGTTCACCTACTGATGGTGCATATTGGTTTGATACCAATGATTCTCTTTATGGCATTTTTGAATGGAATGCTGCTGCGGCAACTACTACAACAGGGCAAAGTTTTACGAATAAAGTTGCTACTGTAATCACTGACACTACTAAAGTAGTTAACTTTGCCGGAGAAGATTATACTCCAAAAGGAAGTGTGGGCTCCTTGGGAGACTATGCTATTGTTGCAGTAACAAATACAAATCGTTTATGGTATAAGTCAAGTGGGTACGGCGTTGATCACAGTGCTACCAAAGGTAACTGGGTAGAAGTGGGCAGTGCAAACTGGAAGGCAAGTCATGCAGTTGTAACCGGCACAGGTACCGGCGCAATTTCAAGCGGTTCTTCAATTGTGTTTAGCTTAACAACAGACAGCTCAGGTACACAGTATGAAGTTTCTACATCGGATATTACACTTGCAAGTTTAGCAGCAGACATTAATGCAAATGTAGGACTTGTTTCTGCAGGTATTACAGCTCA